AAGGTAACTAATGACTTTAACTATTGTTACTGCAATAATGCAGGACATAACCCAAGGAGAACTAACATGGAACTTAATTCAACTCAATTAAACACACTCATTGTGCAATACATTCGTGAAGTAGTACGCGAAGAACTGCATCAGCAAAGCCCACAAGACTGGCATATATCTGATCATACAGATGAGCTTATTGATTTAATTCATGAGCAAATCAACAACGCAACTATAACTATAGACCCGTAAGGAGAACCAGCATGTATTCAACCATGTGCTTTCACGACATTACCAACATCTTAATAGATGAAACTATCAATGCATCCTTTGTGACTAGGAAGCTAACGCTGACTAACAACAAGGGCGATAAAGCTTTCATTACTTTGTTTGCAGATGATCGCAACGCATTAACCTTTAACTACAATCCATTGCGCGATGACAGGGAGGTCGCAGCATGAAACATTTCTCAATGAACGACTTCAACTTTCCAGTTGAACAACAACCAATTCACGACCAGCTTGGCAATATCATTGCTGGTCATCAAGCTGTTGTGCGTACCGACACCGATCAGGTGTTGGGCGTACACGGATCACGCTACAAGATTGTATCGCACGATGATGTAGTCAACTCAGTTCTCGACGGAGTAAAGTCAGCAGATCTATCAGACGATTATGAAGTAAGCGTCGATGTGCTTGAAGACGGTCGCAAACTAAGAGGTGAGATACTATTTAATAACATTGTTATTGAACCAGACGTTGGTGACTACGTTAAGTTCCGAGTAAACTTCTTCAATAGCTATGATGCGTCTTGGTCTTTTTCTCAGGTAGCAGATGCTTATAGATTATGGTGTAAAAATGGTTGCACCACACCAGATGCAGTAGCGCGCAGTAGGTACAAGCACACCGCATCAATCAACGTCGAAGGCGCAGCAGCCAAGGTAATTAATGGCCTTGAGCATTTCAAATCACGCAAGGATGTGTGGCAAAGCTGGATGCAAACCAAGCTAGAGCAACCACAGATCGAAGACTTCTTTAAGAAGACTGTCTGCAAAGCATTCACACGCCAGCAGTCAGTCACCAAGACCAACGAAAAGCAACTCGAAAACTTGCTGAGTATTTGGAACGACGAGCGCAGCAGCCTCGGCTCTAACAAGTGGGCATTGTACAACTGCCTTACTTACTGGGCTACGCACACACAAGATCTGCGTAAGCCTGAGATCGCTAAGTACAATCGTGAGCTACAGATTGCTAGCGCAATGAAATCAAAACAATGGATGGAGATGGCATAATGAGAATGAGCAAACAGCACTATGAATTTATTGCAGACACGATTGGGCCAATGGTAGGTTGGCCCTCTCATCTGCATTCAATAGCTGATGAGCTAGAAAAAACTAATCCACGTTTTAATCGTGAGAAGTTTCTGCAACGTGCAACTAAAGCTTGGGAGGACAACCATGACATACCAGATGTTGATGACTACATCCCTTATTGAATGCCCAGAGTGCTATGGTCATGGCACTCTGACTTACACTAGGTTTATTAGGCAAAGCTTCGATGTCGATATAGGTTATGAAGAAGAATACAAAGACACTTGCTGGAACTGCAATGGTGACTGTGAGATTGAGGTAGAACCAGAAGATCTTGACAACGATGACTGACTTGCTGCATTAGTGCAGTATGAAGTCATATCTAAGATACCTACAAGACAGAGCAGACGAGACAGATGTTTCGCTGCTCACCTCTTTCAAACGAGCAAGTGTACCAACATCAACTTACTATCGCTCAATTAATGGAGATACAGAACTAAGATATGATACCGCAGTGAAAGTAATTAATGCTATCGAAGAACTTCACTCGATACAACAAGCCCGTCAGCATACCGAAAGATTACGAGCTTCTGGTAAAGATGTTAACCGCCGCTCGGTTAGAGCTAAGTTTAAGCCAAGAAGCATTAGCTCATAAGATTGGCTGCACTGTATCACTCATTCATAAATGGGAGGCGCATAAGCGTTTGCCTTCTGGATTTATGCTTATGTGTTGGCTGGATGCATTAGAATATGACATCGAAGTCAAAAAAAGGTAGCTCAATTGATTGCATTGCATGTCAAACCACAACCACTTGGTTCGTTGCAATACTTAAAAACAATAGCGCAGCTACTTACGAGAAGCATTGGTATGTCTGCCTTCATTGCTATGAGGAGGACAAATGGCAAACCGTAACAAGAACAAGGGAACTTACCACGAAAAGTGGTTCGTCGACTGGCTTACGAAAGCGAAGATCAAAGCGAAAAGGCAACCCCTCTCAGGCAGCTTGGGAGGAGAGTATAGCGGCGACATCAAGCTCGAACTCTTCGGACAAGAACTGGTGGGAGAAGTAAAGTACAGGGATAAATCTAACTTCCCCAGCCCATTCACAGTATTAGATAGGCGAGACATTGCCTTCTATAAAAGACGGACAGGAAGTCCGCAAACTCTGGTCATCATGAGCGGTGATCAATTCCTTAAACTTATGGAGAACGCAAATGGAAAATCAAAACAAAATGATAAAAGCTCACCTTGAAAAAGGTAAGCGATTAACATCACTAGAAGCATTAGATTTATTTGGCTGCTTTAGATTATCAGCCAGAATATCTGAGCTAAAAACTTCTGGCTTTCATATAGAAAAAACTATGATTGAACTTCCAAACGGTAAGAAAGTAGCGGAGTATTACAAGCCATGAATAAACCTAAGTCTGTTTATCAAGCTGTTCAAAGTAATGTCTGGGATGCACATATAAACAAAGCCACAAGCTCACCGCATTACGCTAGAGAATACAAGAAGTATAGTTATGTACTCGATGAGTATGAAATTATAGCCAAGCGTATTAAGAATGGTGAGCCTGTTGGTGAGCCATATTTCAAGGGCGAGCAGCGAAAAAAACTATTAGAACTTACTGACATTACTGAAGCCGACCTCAAAAAATATCTTGAGTAAGCTGCAAGTATGCAGTAGTCTAGCCCTCATAATAAAAGGAGAACTCAATGGAGCGTAAAGGTTTCATAGGCGGCAGCGACTGCGTAAAAATTATGAATGGCGACTGGCTTGAGCTATGGCAGATCAAGACTGGTCGCATAGAGCCAGACGACTTGTCTCGCAATATTGCAGTACAACTCGGTAGCTGGACTGAAGACTTCAATCTTGAATGGTTCGAGCATGAGCATGACTGCATACTGTCTGATCAGCAACGTGAGTATGAGTTAGAGATTGGCATAGTGCCAGCCAAGGGTCTGATTGATGCTAAGTGGGGCAGCTTTATAGTAGAAGCCAAGCACACCAATCCATACAAATCTATGGATGATGTCATTGAATATTACATGCCGCAAATACAACTGTACTGCTATCTTGCTAAAGCAGACGGTGCTTATTTCTCAGTAATTTTTGGCAACAGCAAATGGGAGTCAGCGCATGTCTCGTACAACCACAAGTATTTCGATTCTATGTGGGCAGTGGTGTCAGACTTCTGGGGTTACGTTGTACGCGACGAAGAACCAATTGGTATTCAAACGCCAGACATCTCCATTGACAAGGTTGAGGTGGACAACATGGTCAAGCGAGACGCCAGCCGCGACAACCAATTCATTGACGCAGCAATTACCTACATCAACGGTTACGAGCATAACCGCGTGTTCGAGAACGCAAAGAAAGATCTTAAACAAATGGTCAGTAGTAACGAACGAGAAGTTTACTGCGATCAACTCACAATTAAACGAGACAAGCGGGGATCACTCCGCATAACAAGGAGAACCAACAATGACTAATAACCTAGACATCTGGGACAAGCTGGCCTCTTCAGACCCCAAATATCTGAAGAAGGTCAGCTTCGGCAGCCGATCATTCACCGCCATTGATCCACAATACCAAGTCAAAAAGATGACTGAGCAGTTTGGGCCAGTCGGTGAAGGCTGGGGTTGGCACAACACAACAGAGATTGTGCCTGTAAGCAACGGAGACAGCGCTGTATTAGCGCATGTTACTGTTTGGCATGGTAGCCCAGCAAATTCATTTGGCCCCTTCACAGGGTGCCGTAAGTTCTTTGATGCAGCTAAAGGTCGTATGGCTGAAGATGCACCGAAGATGGCTATCACTGATGGCCTAAC